CTCTCGCGCAAAACAAGTAAGCCGACTGTCCCTGGTGAGGAGGCCACTGAAGAGGAGCTCAGCGCCTTTTACGAAAGTTTAGGCGTACCAAAATCACCAGAAGACTACGAGCTCAGCAAAGTAGAGCTGCCCAAAGATTCGCTGTTCAAAGCCGACAAGGAAGCCGAGAAGGAATTCCTCAAGTGGTTCCACGAGCTCAAACTCACGCCAGAGCAGGTCAATGGACTCCGTGAACGGTACTATCCGTACATGGCTCAAAGCCTGGCCGATGCTCAGAAAATCGTGAAAACGAGCGAAGAGGATGCCATCAAGGAATTCACCAAGGACATGAAGCCCGACGAAGCGAAGCGAGCGCAAAACCTCATGGCCCGTGCTTTCCAGAAGTACGGCAGCGACGAGGTCGCTGCGATGATGGAGCTCACAGGCATAGGCAACTTCCCGCCGTTCCTCAAGATGTTTTCAGACATCGGGGCGGCCATCGGCGAATCGCTGTTTGTCGATGCCGAGGCGGCGCCAAGCCCCGGAGGGGCGCCATACGGCCGGCGGTCGAACGCGGAACTGGCAACGGCAATCTACGGAGAGAAGAAGTAGTCTAAAGGAGCCTTTCATTGGCTACTTTAGGTACAGCGGTCAGTTACCTCGACATCGCCTCGAGGCTTGGCCCTGACCACAAGATCTCTGCGATCATAGAGATCTGTAACCGAACCAACAGGATCCTGGATGATATGCTTGTCGTACAGTGTAACAACGGTACCGGGCATCAAACCACGATCCGTACCGGGCTGCCAACCGTCACCTGGCGTATCCTGAACTACGGCGTCCAGCCGTCGAAATCAACGACAGCACAAATCACGGACACCACGGGTATGCTCGAAGCATACGCTGAGGTTGACAAGGCGCTTGCCGATCTAAACGGCAACACCGCCGCCTGGCGGCTCTCGGAAGACCAGGCGTTTCTTGAGGCGATGAATCAAGAAATGGCTACCACCCTATTCTACGGGAATGAGCAGACGAACCCCGAGCGGTTCACCGGCCTCATGCCCCGGTATCCTTCGCTCCCCGCGAGCGAAACAGACATGACCGTGACGGCGTACAATGTCATCAACGCCTATACGAGCGCATCCGGCGCCGATCAAACGTCTGTCTGGCTCGTCGTGTGGGGCGAAAACACGCTGCACGGCCTGTATCCGAAAGGATCGGAATCGGGTGGTTTCAACCATCAGGACCTTGGAGAAGTGACCCTGGACGACGCCCAATCGCCGACCGGCCACTACCAGGGTTATCGCTCACATTACAAATGGGATCTCGGTCTCACTCAGCGGGATTGGCGCTACGTGGTACGGATCTGCAACATCGACACCAGCGCCTTGAACGCGAGCACCGTCGATCTCATCACTGCAATGACAAAAGCGTATTACCGGATTCCGGCGCTCGAGATGGGGAAAGCGGTGTTCTACGCGAACAACCTGGTTCTCCAGTGGCTGCAACTGCAGGCCATTGCCAAGACCGTTTTGGCTCTCAAGTACGACGAGGTCGAAGGGAAACCGAAGACTTCGTTCATGGGGATCCCGATAAAACGCTGCGACGCGCTTCTGAACACAGAAGCGGTCGTAACCTAAGGAGGTAGTCACGTGATAACTGATTACCAACTGTGGTTTAACACCTACGGCACGGCCCAGGCGGAAACGACGGTCGACACCCACAACTCGGACAACGTCTACGATATGACCATCGTGGACAAGAACATCTTGAAAGCCGGCTACCTCGTTTTCCAGATCGAGACGGCAATCGTCTCGGCAGGCGGCGGCACGCTCGACGTGCAGCTCGTCTGTTCGGCGGCCGCAGCGCTCACGACACCGACGATCCTTTGGAGCTCGGGAGTTGTGGCAAATGCGACGATCGTTGCTTGGACTGCAAACAGCACGGTCTACACCGTAAAGATCCCGGCGAACATCCCCTTGCGCTACATCGGGATGAACTACGTGATCGGAACGGCGGTGTTCACGGCAGGCGCCTGGCGCTGCTTTATTACACCGCAACCGCCGTATCACATCGCGGCCGATCCTACTGCGACGTCGTAGGAGTAACCCAAGCAACCAGCATCCCGCCCTTCGGGGCGGGTGCTTAATTTTATGTGGAGGACAGAAACATGGCGAAAGAAAGAACGGTTGTCCGGGCTCGTTGTATAAGGGCAACGGCAGCGGACTACAACTACTACTACGCAGGCCGGGAATACCTGCTTGATCTCGATTGGGCCGAGGACAGGGACATACTCAAGCATTTCCAGCCCATCGAGGAAGTGCAACAGAAAGAAGCGGAAGAAGAGGTCCGCGACGGCATGATTATCAACAAGAAGAAGCTGGCCGCAAAACGGGCGGAGCAGAAAGCCGAAGCAACCGGAGACCCGAAGGCCGAAGAGGCAGCTGTAAAGGCGGCCGAAGAGGCAGCCAAAGTCGCGAAGAAATAACCGAGCCGGGGAGTAACACATGGACGATATCGATATCGTCAATATGGCCCTGCAGGAGATCGGCTCGGCGCCGGCCACAATGGACAATATTTCGGATTACGCACAACGCAAAGCGACATCGCAATACGCGATCAGCCGACCGCAAGTGCTCCGTATGATTGAGTGGCCACGGACTACGCACCGGGCGCCGATGAAACAGATGGACGAGCAGGCGTGCGCCTGGCAGGCGAGCACGGCCTACTACGTGGGTGATCGTGTCACCAACGACTCGGGGAAAACGTACAAATGCACCACGGCCGGAATCTCCGATTCGTCCGGAGGCCCAACAGGTACCGGAACCGGGATTACGGACAACACCTGCGTGTGGGCATACGTCGAGGCGTCGACTGCGCTCAACAACTGGTCCTGGCAAGCGTCCACCGCCTACGCGGTGGGCGATCTCGTATCGAACGACACGTTTAAAATCTACAAGTGCATTACGGCGGGCACCTCGGCTGCATCAGGAGGCCCCACCGGGGCAAACCAGGATATTACCGATAATACAGTACATTGGGCGTACTACGGCGCTCCGCCCCGGCAGAACCATACGGTCTATGCCTATCGCTACATCAAGCCGCCGGATTGTCTGCGGATTATCAAAATTCCGAAGGACGCCGAAGTCTACGAAACCGACCAGGGCGAGCAATACGCCTATGAAGGGATCACGATCTACTGTGATCGCGACGATGCGGATCTCAAGTACGTGATCGACGAGAAGGACCCTGGGCGGTGGGACGAGCTCTGCCGGCAGACAGTTGCTCTGCATATCGCCCAGGCGATTTGTTTCAACGTAACCAAAGACCGACAGCTCGCGGTGCTGCTCTATCAGAAATGGGTAGATCAGAAGAATCTCGCCGAAGGCATCGCGATGAGTGAAGGGAAAGAGGCGCCGCCGGAGCCGACCAGGTGGGAGGACGTGTAGGTGCAGCTCAAAGCGGAAGTCATTACCGATTTCTCCGCCGGCGAGCTCAGCGGGAAGTTCGGCGGCAGATTCAACCTCCCCATCTACTGGAGAGGCGGGCAGACCGTCAAGAATTGGGTGCCCTTCCCCCAGGGCGGCGTTATCACCAGGCCCGGGCTATCGTATAAAGCGACAACGTATAACACCGCGAAGGCGCGCCTGATACCGTTCGCTGTCAATGCGTCTAATCCTTTTGTATTAGAGTTCACTAATGCCTACATACGAGTGTGGAAGAGCGGCTCGGTATACGCGACGATCACAGGATCGCCGCCATACACCGCCGCGCAGCTTTTCTATATCCAATTCCAGCAGGTCGGCAACGTGATGTACCTGGTTCACGATCAACATCCGATCGCGACGATTACCTGGAGCGGCGGAACGACATTCACCCTTGCCGATATCACCATCGAGATCGACATATGTTACGCCTATTTCTCTTCCCGTGCGTTCGAGAAAATTTTCGATGCGCTCAGGATCCTGCGGAATCATACGGCCGGAACGGAACAGAGCCGAATCATCAATTTCAAGCACGGCATCCACAGCCATGAGACTGCCGTCTGTAAGCACAGCGAGAGGATTTATTTCAGCGATAAGCGCATCGTTTTGTTTGAATACCCTGTAAAGCCGTACCATAACATCAGCACACGGCATGAGCAGTTTTTGGGGGAGTCTCAGTTTATGGAGCAGCATTCTTGCCTGATAGGGGAGAAATTCAGTATGCTGGTCAATGTGTAACGAGGCTATCTTGTCGGGAAATTGACGGGCTGTCTCCTCGATGCTGACCCCGCCTTCGGTACTCACAACAACAATCGGTTTCCCTTCATAGCCATCGATTGTGATGCCGACATACAGTTCACTGGCAATGTCGACCTTTCTTGTGACCATAACCTTGCGGACGGGAAAATCCTTTATCGCACTTGTGAAAAACTGCCGTGAAAGATCATAAGCCTCAGCAGGACTGTTTGCCGTTTTTATCCCGCCTGCCAGACCACGTCCTCCCACAAGCACCTGTGCCTTCAGAACCACAGGATAGCCGATTTCACCGGCTGTCCGCTGAACTTCCTCCGGATTACCCGCCACACTCCTGTGGGGTACAGGTATGCCCTTGAATTCAAATACGTCGGCTGCTTCGTGTTCGTGGAGTCTCATGGT